CCAACAAGAAAATCAAGAAAGACTAAATGAGTTAGTAAAAGATTATAAACTAACTTTTGAAAGTAAGTCAGGTGCAAAAGTATTGCAAGACTTACAAAGACGTTGCCATTTATTTACGACCACTAATGTTAAAGGGGATTCACATGAGTCAGCTTTTATGGAAGGTCAACGAGCAGCAATATTATTTATAACTAACATTTTGAATAGGAAAATATAATGGGAGAACTAAAAGCAATTTTTAAATTTTGGAATAACCTAAATAAAAAAAATAAAATTATTTCAGGAATAGTTTTATTAGTTTTAATTTATTTAATAATAACATAAGGAGATAACTATGTCAGAAGATCAGGTAACGGAAGTCGAACAACAAAGCCAACCGTCTGAAACTACTGCAACTATAGAGCCAACGGCTACTACTACTGAAGCTAGTTGGAGAGATGCATTACCAGACGATTTAAAAAGCAACGAGTCACTAGGCAAATTTAGTGACATATCAACATTAGCTAAAAGCTATATCAATGCCGAACAAATGATTGGCAAAGATAAGATGGTAGTGCCAGGAGCAAATACTACTGAAGATGAATGGAGTGACATCTACGATAAATTAGGTCGACCATCAGCTCCAGATGCTTACGAACTTACAGCCGAACTAGGTGAAGGTGAAGAAGTTGATGCACAACTAATGAGTAGTTTTAAAGAAACAGCTCACAAACATGGACTATCACCAGCTCAAGCTCAAGGTTTGTTAGATTATTATAATAATATATCAACGCAATCTATGACTGATATGGCTAACAACTCTGTGTTAGTGCAAGAACAAAGCCAACGAGAACTCCGTGAAGAATGGGGTGGCAGTTATGAAGCTAATCTTAGTCAAGCCTCAAATATTGGTAAACAATTTTTCGGTGAAGAAATATATGGTTTACAAATGGCAGATGGCTCACAACTTGGAGATAATCCTACGTTGATTAAAGGCTTGGCAAAAATGGCAAGTGTTGTGTCTGAAGATACGTTAGTCGGTGATAAACAATCGGCAGCTTCAGGTGGCAACTTCCAACAACAAATTAATGACTTAACATCACCGAACAGTGCATACTGGAATAAGATGGACCCTCAACACGATGCAACGGTGCAAAAAGTTTTGGCTTTGAGATCAATGATCTCAGGCTAACAAGATTTGGAATAACTGGTTTACCAGCTCCAAAAGACAATAGGACAGACTATCACCTACCAGGTGTTAAATGCAAGGCAACCTCAACTTGAGATAATTGGCTGAAAATTTAACCTTAACTTAAACACGAAAGGACTTAATTATGAGTTCAGAAATCACAACTGCGTTTGTCGAACAATATTCGTCAAATGTAAGTATGCTAGCACAACAAATGGGAAGCCGTTTGCGTGCAGCTGTGGATGTAGAAAATATCGTGGGTAAAAACGGATTCTTTGACCAAGTTGGTGTAACAGCTGCTGTGCAAAGAACATCAAGACATGCCGATACCCCACAAATCGACACACCACACTCAAGAAGAAGATTAAGTTTGTCCTCTTACGAATGGGCAGATTTAATTGACGATCAAGACAAAGTAAGAATGTTAATAGATCCAACTTCAAGTTATGCTAAAGCTGCTGCGGCAGCCATGGGCAGAGCTATGGATGATGTTATCATTTCTGCTTTACAAGGATCAGCACAAGCTGGAGTAGCTGGAGCAACTGCGGTTGCATTACCTTCTGCATCTAAGTTTGCAACATCTGACCAATCAGACGGACTAACTATTGCAAAACTAATTGCAGCTAAGAAGTTCTTTGATTTAAATGACGTTGATCCTTCTATCCCTAAATACATTGTAGCTGGGGCAACACAAATGTCTGATTTACTTGGTACAACTCAAGTAACTTCATCAGACTTCAACACCGTTAAAGCACTTGTACAAGGTGACATTGATACCTTCATGGGTTTCAAATTTATCTTGTCTAACAGACTAAACTTTGACGCAACAAATACGGATGACAGACTAGCTTTTGCTTTCTCTCAAGACGCACTTAAACTTGGCATTGGTAAAGACATCACTGCTAAAATCGATGTGCGTGCTGACAAATCTTATGCTACGCAAGTTTATACTTGCATGGACATAGGTGCTGTGAGAATGGAAGAAAACAAAGTTTTCCAAATTCCGTGTAACGAATAGAAATAGGAGAATATAATTATGGGTACTAAAAACTCAGACTTAGTAGCTAACTTTGAAGCTGCTCCTCAGGTGGCAAATAGTGCTGCTCTTTTACACGGAGTTGTTCGTGTAGCACAGGGTACTATTGCACTTGCGGCTGGTGACAGTGGTGACAATGATATTGTTATGCTGGCTCCTATCCCTAGTAATGCTGTTGTATCTCAACTATTTATTGGTTCAGATACATTTGGCGGATCGTGTACTTTCAATCTTGGAATCTACACTTCTGCTGGAGTAGTAAAAGACGAAGATGTATTTGCAACGGCAGTAGCCGATGCTGGTGCAATGACAGATGTTCGTTTTGAAGCTGCTAACATCAATACTGCTGGGCAAAAACTTCACGAATTGGCTGGAGATACTACAGATCCAGGTGGATATTATTATGTGGCTGCAACTATGCAAGCTGCTGGTGGTACTGCTGGTGATATGTCGTTCAACATCCTTTACGTTGTTAACTAAGCACTAAAAAATATAGGGGCAGTCTTATGGCTGCCCTTATACAAACTAAGAGATATTTTATATGACCTCACAAGTAGATATTTGTAATGGAGCTTTAAATCAAATTGGAGCATCCACTATTGTAAGTCTGTCTGATGACAGCAAGAACGCAAGAATGTTAAATCAAAGATATGAGATGGTTCGAGATCGTGTATTTCGTGAGCATCCGTGGAATTGTTTATTAAAACGAGCAACCCTACCAGCAGACACTGCTACCCCTGAATATGAATATTCATATCAATACACCTTACCAGCAGATTGTATTCGAGTATTAAAAACTTTTCAAATGCAAGATGACGTAGATTTTAAAGTCGAAGGCAGAAAAATATTAACTGATGCTGAGACAGTAAAGATTTTATATGTGGCAAGAATTACTGACACCACACAGTATGATACAAGTTTAAATGAAACCCTCACAGCTGCATTGGCAGCAGACATTGCGTATGGTGTGACTGGTTCTACTACTATAATTCAGATTATGGAACAACGCTATAAATCCAAACTGAAAGATGCACGATTTGCTGATGCTACCGAAGGTATGCCAGATGAAATAGATGCTGACTCACCATTTATTGTATCGAGGTTTTAATGGCTAGAACTGCCTATCCCTATACCAGTTTTACTGGTGGAGAATTATCCGATCAACTAGATGGTCGAATTGATTTAGACAAATATAAAGTTGGCTGTAAGACTTTAGAAAATATGATTGTCTATCCACATGGTGCAGCATCTAGACGACCAGGTACTAAATTTATTGCTGAAGCTAAACGTGGAGCAGATGGTACAGCTCATAGATTAATTCCATTTGAATTTTCCACTACTCAAACTTACATGATGGAGTTTGGTGATGTTTATGTGAGGTTTCATAAAGACAACGGTATTATAACTAAAGCTGGTTTAAACATTTCAGGTATAACGCAAGATGCTCCAGGTGTAGTGACTTCAGCTACACACGGATTAACGGCTGGTGATTATGTCATTCTTGATGGCATTGTCGGCATGACTGAATTAAATGGTCGACAATTCAAAGTTGGCACAGTCGGCTCTACTACAACTTTTAATTTAAAAGCAACTGATGGTACAGATTTTGATACACGTTCATTAACTGCATATAGTTCTGGTGGTGTAGTTTATCCTATCTATGAAATTACTTCACCTTATTCATACGATGTGCTTGGTGAATTAAAATTTGCTCAATCGGCTGATGTTATGTATATCACACATCCATCTTTTGCTATTCGTAAACTATCACGCACTGGACATACTGCATGGACTTTTGCTACTCCCACACTAACAACTAGTACTGATTTTATTGTATCAGCAGCTACCAAAGCTAATCCTGGAGTTATTTCTACAACTTTAAATAATGGTTTAGTTAAAGGTGATAAAATTAAATTTACTGGTATTGGTGGCATGACGGAATTAAACACTGGTACGTTTACAGTTGGAGAATTACAAAACAAAATTACGATCTCAGGTGTTACTAAAGCTGATCCTGGTGTAGTCACTACTTCAGCAGCTCATGGACTTATTGCTGGTGATAGCTTTGATATAACTGATGTTGTGGGTATGACTCAACTTAATGGCAATTCTTTTAAAGTTGGTACTGTGCCATCAACCACTACATTTAATTTGCAAAACGGTAATGGTATTAATATTGATACTTCAGATTATACTACNTTTGTGTCAGGNACATTAACTGGTCCAGACCAACACTTTCAATTACAAGATAGTACAGGTACAGATTTAAATACATCAAGTTTTGGTACGTTTAGTGGATCTACTGGTACGGTCACTAAACTTAACAATCCTTTATTAAATACCAGCACTGACAACTATCCATCATGTGTAACTTTTTTCGAACAACGTCTGGTCTTTGCTAATACCAATAACAACCCCCAAACATTATGGTTTTCTCAATCTGGTGATTATGAAAATTTTACCGAAGGCACTGACTCAGATGATGCCATGAATTTTACTATTGCTAGTAATAAGGTAAATGCAATTCGATATTTAGCAGCCTCACGATCTTTGCTAGTTGGTACAGTCGGTGCAGAATTTTTAGTGACAGGTTCAGATTCTGTTAATGGTTTATCACCAACTAATATAAATATTCGTAAACAATCAGCTTATGGTGCAGCTAATAAAGATGCTATTTCTGTTGGCAATTTAGTTTTATTTTTACATCGTGCTAAACGTAAAATACGAGAACTTACTTACAACTATGATAGTGATAACTATATAGCCCCTGACTTAACCGTCTTAGCCGATCATGTAACGGAAAGTTTAGTTAATGAATTTGCATACCAACAAGAACCAGCATCTATCTTATGGGTAGCTAGAACTGATGGTGTTTTAGCTGGTCTAACATATCAACGCACTGAAAATGTAATTGCTTGGCATCGACATATTATTGGTGGTTATGCCGATACTGGTAAAACTACAATAAGTAAAAGTTTAGCCTTTACTGTACCTGGTGATGCAACGGTAAATTTAACTAACGATACTATTGCTATTAATAGCCATGGTTTATCAACTGGTGATGTAGTTAGTTATTATGCTGAAGCTAATGCCATTGGTGGTTTAAGCCAAGGCATTTTTTATTTTATTATTCGAGCTGATGCTAATACCGTAAAGTTAGCATTAACTTCAACCGATGCTACAGCTGGTACAGCAGTAGATTTAGATTTTATACCGACAACTTCATCAACACATTATTTATATCAAGGGGTTAATATTAGAACAAATACGTTTTATTCTACATCTCATGGGTTTGGTGACGATCAACAAATTTATTATAGTCCTGGAGTAACTGCTAATGCCTTTACTGGTGTTAGTAGCAATCAAACTTATTATATGAGTACGATTAATGAAAACCAGTTTCAATTAAATAATACTTTACGTTCACCTTACTCTACTAATACTGGAGTTAGCATTGGCACAGTTAGCACTACGGCTACTACTCACAACTGGCTAACACATGCTAAAGTTAAAAGCATTGCTACGATACCAACTGAAAATGCTGAAGATGAATTGTATATGGTGGTAGAACGGTACATTAATGGAGCAACAGTTAATTATGTAGAATACCTCACCCCATTTGATTATGGCAACAATCAAGATGATGGTTTCTTTGTTGATAGTGGCTTAACCTATTCAGGTGATAAAACTAAAACTATTAGTGGGCTACATCATTTAGAAGGTGAAACAATTAATGTGTTATCTAATGGAGCAACCCATACTGATGAAGAAGTTGTTGCTGGTAATATAACTTTAGATGCTTTTGGAGAAACAGTACATGCTGGTTATAATTATCAATCAATTTTGCAAACCATGCGGATTGAATCAGGTTCACAAGATGGCACAGCTCAAGGCAAGATAAAACGTATTCATGGAGTAACGGTTAGACTAAATAATACGTTAGGCTGTGAAATTGGTCCTGATTTAGAAAACATGGAAATAATACCATTTAGAGATTCATCTATGCCCATGGCTGCATCAATCCCATTATTTACTGGAGATAAGGATGCTGAATTTAGAGATGATTATAATAAAGAAGGTTTTGTGTTTGTTAGACAAAAACAACCATTGCCATTAACGGTGACGGCTTTGTTTCCAAGACTCAATACATTTGATGGCTAGTTATGTTATAAAACCATATCAAGCAGCACATGCTGATGCAATTTTAAAATATGGTGAATACGAAGATTACGGTGGTAGCTACCCTACTCATGCATTGGAAACAGAAGATGCCTGGACTGGATTTTATAATAATGAGCCGATTGTTTGCGGTGGCATAACCCCTATATGGGAGCATGTAGCCGAAGTTTGGATCATTATGAAACAAGAAACTAACCAACATAAATTTTTTATGTTGAAGAATATTAAAGATAAATTTGAAACAACAATACAAAAACGTGAATACCATAGAATACAAGCTGCGGTAAGAACGGATTTTAAAAACGGAATACGATTTGCTAAATGGTTTGGCATGACATCAGAAGGTGTGATGCAAAAGTACGGACCTGAAGGCAAAGATTATTTAATGACAGCAAGGATCATATAATATGTCAGGACCATTAACAGCATTTTCACAAATACAAGCTGGAAGGCAAGCTGTAAAAACAGCTCAATATAATGCACAACTGTATGAAATAGATGCAGTTAATTCTGAAAACGAAGCTATAACAACTCAAGCTAAAGCTGATATGGAGATTAGTCGTTTTAGGCAAAACATTAGGGGATTACAAGGTCAGGTAGTTCAAGGATATGCTTCATCAGGAGTCGATGTATCTCAAGGTACACCAATGGATGTACTAGAACAAAATTATCAAAATGCTAAAGTAGATGAAGCATTAATTCAATACAATGCCAATCTTCAAAAAACCAATTTAAGAAATCAAGCTGGCCGTTCAAGATTTCAAGGAGCTGCTGCTATACAAACTGGTAAATATAAAAAATTTGCATCACGGCTTGAAGCTGGTGCTACATTATTAAAAAGTGCTGAACAAGCAGCAAGTGCTGGTATGGGAGTGCCATCATCATCATCAACAGCTGGTTCTACAACAACAAGTTACAGAACAAGTAATCGATCTGGAGATTTAGGAAATAATTAACATGGCTATAAAATTATACAAATCACAAATAAATATTAGTCAGCAACCTTCTACAGTTGAAACTGCAAAACTAAATCCAAATTTTGGTCAAGAAGTATTTCAAGGACAGCAATCACTTTTAAAAGTGGCAACAGCTATTGAAGATGCTCATAGAAAAGTGCAAGACGAAAATGATTTAATAAAAGCACAAACAGATTACACTGATGGTTTTGATGATAATGATGGGTTATATGAAATTGTTAGAAAAAACCAAGAGTCAAATAATATTGAAGAATCTATAAATAATTACAACACAGAAACTGAAAATTGGCAAAATGTAATTGGCAACAATATTACCAATAAAAGAGTTAGAAAAGCATTTAACAACTGGGCTTTACAAACTAATAGTCAATACGGATTGGAAGTATCACAAACAGTACGCAAAAATAATCGTGCAATGTTGCAAGAAAATATAGCCTTAGACACAAATCGTAATATTAATATGTATAATACTGGCAATCAAGCTCAAAAACTTACTGCTATAAACAATATATTTGGCAATGAAGAATTGGGTATAAAAGGCATGTATGATCGTTTAGATGATGTTTATGAAACTCCTATCGGTACTAGCAAAGAACAATATAATTTAAAATTAAAAACTGAACTAGATACTAGTAATGGTAATTATTTAGTTGAAAACAATCCTGATTTATTTCTTGCCAAAATTAAAGAAGGTGAATTTTTAAATTTAAGTTCTGACAATTTATTAAAATTTACTGAAACGGCTAAAACTAATTCTACAAATCAAAAAATTAGTTATATTTTAGATAGTTATATACCGATTAATCCTGATATGTCTGCTGATGATGCGTCATTAGCCTATGCAACTAGTCTTGATGGATCTTTTATTAAAAAAGATGGAACGGTAGATACTCAAGTTAAATCAGTTTATGATAATTTAGATGAAACTCAAAAAACGGTTTTTAAACAAAAACTAACAACGAGATTTAATCAATTACAAAGTGATATAGCTTGGCAACAAAATCAAAATGATTACAAAGAAACTAAAGCTAATGAGGCTTATTACGTTGATGCATCAGCAAAAATATTAACAGGTGAATTTGGTATTAAGGAAATAGATCAAATACCTTGGTATGGGAAACAAGGTGAAGAATTAAGAAACAGCTTAAAAGCAATAGTAGTTAAAAGATATACTGGAACTGTACCTAACGATAATGGTTTGGATATGTATGATAAATTATATCAACTTGTTAGAAACGGCACAGTAAATTCCATTACAACTCCTATTACTTTACCAGGAGAAACTAAGGCAATTAGTATATTAGATCGTGTTGGTCCAGATGGTATTGGTATGAATCAATCAGATCAATTATACACTTACATGGCAACTCGTAATAATAAATCAGAACGTGACAATCAAGATAAATTTCAAGATTTTTTAAAAGCTAATCAAGCTACAATTAAAGGTGTACTAAAATCATTAGATAAATTTAATGCATTTTCAGATATACGATTTTTTGATTTTACACTTGTTATGCAACAACAATTTAGATCAGGATTATCTCAAGGCAAAACAGCTATTCAGTTATTAAATTCTGAAAGCCCTGACTATATATTATCACCTGATATTGTGGCAAAATATTCTCGTTCATTAAGAGAACAGTCTTTAGAAGTAAATCAAAGTTTAGGTTTAAATGACGCAAACACTAAAACAACAATAAATGTGCTTCCAAGACAACCAGGTGAATCAATCGAAGATTACTTAATACGAACATCTAACAATTAATAAATATTATGTCAGGTATAAACAAATTAGAAGAATTAGAATCTGCTGGATTTTCTATAAATGAAATTGAAAGTTATCGAAAAACTGAATCCCAAAAATTAAAAGGTGCTAATTTTACAAATGATGAAATAAAAAACTATTGGGGAATATCAGATCCCGATACTTCAGAAGTAAAAAGTTATTGGCAAAAAATTGTAGATTATAAAAATAAAATAAAAGAAAAAGGAGTGCCATTAACTCCCACGGAACAAGTTAATCAAGATTTTGGTAAAAAAGTTAAAAAATCTTTAGTGGGGGAAACATTTGAAATTAAACCTTATGTAAAAAGTGGTGCCACTAAATCTGTTATTAATTTAATGATGGAATATCACGGAGAAGGGGAATTGCCTAAAGCATTTAGTGAGCCTGAACGCAATGATACAGGTCATATAGAACGAGCTATTGAAACACTAAGTCAGATTGTTCCTGATTTACCTTTATATGCCGCAGCTGCAGTACCAGCAGCTATCGTTACAAGTGGAAATCCGTTTGCTACGGCTGGATCTGCTGGATTAGCAGTAGGTACAATAAGACAGATGTATGTGGGGGCATTAACTAGAGGTGATGTTAATACATTTGGGGAATGGTGGAGTATTTTTACCGATGAAGCCCTAGAAGCTGGGGTTAAAGAAGGCTTACAGCTTGGAGTAACAGCACAAGCACCAGCTTTATTAGGTATGAATAAATTGTTGCCCTCATTAATAACTCAATATACTGCCTTTAATGCTACAGGAGCATTGTTAGAACAACAACTACCAACTAAAGATGAATTGATTAATACGGCATTAGTTTTTGGTGCATTAGGTTTTGGTGCTGGAGGTATTAAAAAAGTTAATGATACCATGAAAACTGAAAATATTACTGGAGATAGATTAATTCAAGAAGCCTTACTTGATCCCAGATTAAAAGAAGATTTAGTTAGCACTAATATAGAAAAACCAAGAATTTTTGAATCTGAAAAAAAAGTAGAAACTGTTAAAACTAAACCTACTATAGAAAGATTAGCAGAATTAAACAAAATTGAAAAAAGAAATGCAATAGAAACTGTTGAATTTAAAGCATTAGAAAAATTACAACAAGAAGGCAAATTAAAATCTGAAGCAACTGAACAAGTATTAGACCGTATTGAGATAGATATACCAACTGAAAAAATTACTTTTGAAAAAATTGTTGAAGTTTCTAAAGAAGCTAAAAATGATGCAGCAACTTTATTTTTTGATAAACTACATCCAATATATCGTGCTGTTAAAGAAGCTGATAAAAGCACTTTAAAAGAAGGTGCTTTAAATCCATACGAAATATTGCGTATTCAACCTGGCATGATTGGTCGTGCTGAAACATTTATAAATCGTGGCACTTTAGATTTTGCTACTTTAGATATAAAAGGTAAATCTTTATTGCAAATAATGGAGCCTATAAAAGATCCAACTTTGTATAAAGAATTTTCAGCTTATGCTATAGCTAAACGAGCTATGGAAAAAGAAGCACAAGGTATTAAAACTGGAGTACCACTAGAAGCTGCAAAACAAACAGTAAAAGAAAATAATACTAAATTTGAAAAAATACACAAAGAATTACAACAATATAATACATCTTTATTGACTTATTTAAAAGATGCTGGAGTTTTAGATACCAAAACATTTGAAGTTATTTTAGAAGCTAATAAAGATTATGTACCTTTTTTTAGAGTGTTAGAAGGTAAAGATGGACCAATTAATAAATCGGTCAGTAATCCTATAATGGAAATGAAAGGCAGCACTAAAGTTATTCAAGATCCAATTAATAGTATATTTAATAATACCTATCAA